AAACAGATTCAGATAAGTTATTGGATAAGACTGCTAAACGCAATCGAAATTTACACAAAGAAGAACTATATGATCCTGCTGAAGTAGGAACTGATTGGGAAGTCGCTAAATAATAATTAATAATTAATAAATATCATGCCTCTAGAGCGGTCCAGCGTTGGATTTAAAGATATTAGTTTGTCTTTAAAAAGGAATCCCATTACTAAAGACCTTTTGGTACTTAAGAATGAATCTGCCATTGCACGTTCCGTTCAGAATCTTGTACTTACTATACAAGGTGAAAAAATATTTAATCCTGATCTTGGTTGTGCAGTTAACAGACTCCTTTTTGAGACAATTGACACCTTTACGGCAGATAACTTAAGAAGAGAGATTGAAACTGTAATAGAAAATTATGAACCACGAGTAGAAATAGATACAGTCACTGTAGAACCCGATTTTAGGGGTAATGCGATGAATGTGACTCTAATCTATCTTATAGTTGGAATTGATGCACAACCGCAACAGTTAGAATTCGTGTTGCTTCCTACTAGGTAAATAATGGCGTTAGTAAATTTTTCAAATTTAGATTTTGACCAGATAAAAAGTCAAATTAAGAGTTATCTACGTACAAATAGTGACTTTACAGACTTTGACTTTGATGGATCGAACTTTTCTATTCTTTTAGACACCCTAGCATACAATACATATATCTCTTCTTATAATGCTAACATGTTAGCGAATGAGGTGTTTATTGATGCTGCTACTTTAAGGGAAAATGTCGTATCATTAGCAAGAAATGTTGGTTATATACCCAGATCACCTATATCTGCTAAAGCAAAAATATCATTTTTTGTATCTACAGCAAATTTAGGTACTAATCCTATTACTTTAACTCTTAGAAAGGGTATTGTATGTACTAGTTCGTCTAATTTTGGTACTCAATCCTTTACTTTCTCCATCCCAGAGGACATAACAGTCCCTGTATCGGGTGGAATTGCTACTTTTTCAGGAATTGACGTTTTTGAGGGTATATACCTTACTGAATCCTTCACCTATGACAGTTTAAACAAGGATCAGAGGTTCATTCTCAATAACAACGCTATAGATACCACCTTATTGAGAATAGACGTTAGAGAATCGAAGACAAGTTCCATTAGTAGGAAGTATAAGTACGTCAATAACATAACTGAAGTTGATGCGTCTCAAGATGTCTTCTTTTTGAACGAAATTCAAGACCAAAAATACGAAATATTCTTCGGTGATGGTGTTTTTGGACGTAAATTACAGGATGGTAACTACATTATTTGTTCTTATATCACTACATCAGCACAAGATGCTAATGGAGTAGGTGATTTTACCTTTGTAGGGCGATTATTTGATAATAATGGCAACTCTATTAAGGTATCTTCTCCAATTGTGACAGTTGATGAGGTGTCAGGTGGTGGTACTGCCATTGAAACTATCTCTTCTATTAAGAAGTTTGCTCCTAGAGTCTATGCTTCCCAGAATAGAGCGGTAACTGCTACTGATTATGAGACTATTTTACCTCAAATCTTCCCAGAAACAGAGTCTGTATCTGTTTTTGGTGGTGAAGAGTTGATCCCACCTCAGTTTGGTAAGGTTTATATTACTGTTAAACCTAAAAATGGTACATATTTACCAAATAATATAAAAGATAACCTAAAAATTGCTTTGAAGAAGTATGCAGTTGCAGGAATTATCCCTGAATTCATTGATTTGAAGTACCTTTACATAGAATATGAGTCTGCTGTCTATTATAATGCTAATAGTGGTGATGCATCATCATTGAAACAGACTATTTCTAATAATATTGAGAAATATAGTAACTCTACAGACTTAAATAAGTATGGTTCTAGGTTCAAATACAGTAAATTCCTTAAACTAATTGATGATTCAGGTAGTTCAATTACCTCAAACATCACAAATGTGCAAATGAGAAGGGATCTTAGAGTATTAATGAATCAATTTGCCGAATATGAGGTTTGTTTTGGTAATGAATTCCATATTAAAAACACTTCAGGATACAACATTAAGACTTCTGGTGTTGGTGTTAGTGGTGTAACAGGAACTGTTTACTTTACTGATGTACCTAATAAGGACTTCTTAACAGGTAGTATGGTTATGATTAGACTTGATGCTAAACAACAACCTGTAGTTGTCAGAAAAAATGTAGGTACTATTGATTATGTGAAGGGTGAAATATTGATTAATGCAGTTAATATTGTGTCTACATCTAAAAAAGTATCTGGAGATGAAATTATTGAATTCTCCGCATTACCCAAGTCTAATGACATCATTGGAAAGCAAGATTTGTACTTACAATTAAGTTCAGGATCTTCAGCAGTAACAATGGTTTCCGATTCAATTGCTTCTGGAGCAGAACTCTCAGGATCAGGATATATAGTATCGTCTAGCTACCTCAACGGGGATTACGTAAGACTATAAGAATATGCATAATAGAGTAAAGGTCCGTCATTTAGTACAGGATCATCTTCCCAATTTTGTAAAAGATAATTTTCCTGAATTTCAGGGGTTTCTTAGGTCTTACTACGGATCGTTGGAGTCTCCTGCTGGTCCTACTGATATTCTTAATAATATTGATCAATATGTAAGATTAGAAAATTTATCTGAATTAGTCTACTCAACAACTTCTACATCTAGTAGTGATTTGTTTGCTGATACTATAGAAGTAGAGAATACACAAGGTTTTCCTGACAATAATGGTTTAATTCAGATTGACACTGAGATTATCAGTTATGAGTCAAAGACCCCTGTCTCTTTTGTTAATTGTTCAAGAGGATTTAGTGGAATAACCTCTTACAAAGGACAAGAAGACGATAGTCTTATTTTTAGTCAAACAGGGGTGTCTACACACGCCTCTAATGCGGTTGTTTATAATTTACATGCATTATTCCTATTTGAGTTTTATAAGAAGTTTAAGAGGCAATATACTCCTGGTTTTGAAGAGGTTAAATTCTTTGATGAAGTAAATGAAAAGAATATTGTATCTAGATTAAAGGATTTTTATTCTTCTAAAGGTTCTACATCATCTTTTGATATACTTTTTAAAGTGATATTTGGTGTTGATGTATCAATCGTCAAACCAAGAGACTTTTTGCTACAAGCATCAGATGCAGATTATAGAATTGTTAGAGATTTAGTTGTTAAGGAATTACTGGGAGATCCAAACGATCTAGTAAATAGAACTTTATTCCAGGATGAAACAGAGAATCTTGTAAAAGCAACTGGTTCTATTACTGCTGTAGAGGAAATAATTAAAGATGGAAAATCATATTTTAGATTAAGTTTAGACTATAACCCAGATCTTGAACAATTTAAATTCTCAGTACATCCTAAAACTAGAATTACTGCAGCAATAGGTTTAAATCAAGTTTGGATTGATGTTGATTCTACTATTAGTTTCCCTAATAGTGGTACTTTGGCAATAACTGTAAATGGGGTTGATTATGAAATTCCATATACATCTAAGTCATCTACTCAGTTCTTTGGTTTAAGTTCTCCAATTGATATCCCTGTTGATACTAATGTTGAAACACCAGATTATGCATATGCCATTAATTCTGTTGGAGAGGAAATTCGAGTAAAAATAAGTGGTGTTCTTGGTCAATTAACCTTTGATAGACAAGCATCTAATTACTATCAAGAAGGCGATCAAGTAGAAATCGTATCTCTTGGTCATGATTCTAATGATCAAATTCTTAAGAGTTGGATTTTAAATATTACTCCAGAATATGATGTTGCTGGAATAGTAAAATTAACAAATAACATTAATGGTGCTGCTCAATATAGAATAACAACATATGATTCTCATGTTTTCACTTTAGGTGATATTGGTAGTTTAACTGCTAATGACGGCACTGTTTATGATGTTAGTGTTCTTGGTGTTGCTGATGATAGGAGTTTTGATGTTAATTTACCTGCTAATATTCCTCTAATAAATGTAAAATACATTATTAGACGAGGTATATCAAAAGTTGCTGCCGTTAATCTTCCAGATTTAGCAAATATGTCTGCAAATATGCAGAACATGTATATTGATGATAATAAAAACACATATGCAGTATCACCATCATTACCAGATTATTTTAATACCCCAATAGATCCAAAACCACTATCAATGTTGTTTAGTGGACAGTTTAATGGAGATCAGTTAATAATCGGATCAAATCCATTCTTTACTGGTGATCCTATTTGGTATAGTGCTAATAATAATATTCCACTTAATATACCTGAAGGACAATATTTCATTAAAAAGGTCAATGCAAGTACAATTAGTCTTGCTACCAGTAAATCAAATATTAGAAATGGTATTTTTGTAAGTGTTTTTGGTACAGTAACAAATAATAAACTTGAATTACTTGATTTTAGAGGAAAATCACTTAAGAGACAAGATCTTGTTAGAAAATTTAGTAAACCAAAATTAGGTGGAATACAAGTTGATACAACACCTGGACAAACTGGTATGTTTGTTAATGGAGTTGAATTAACAAACTATAAATCTAGTGATTTAGTATATTATGGTCAAATTGATGAAATTGAGGTTACTTCATCTGGTGATTCTAATTATGATGTAATTAATCCACCAGCATTACATATTGTAGATGGTATTGGTGCAGGAACTACCAATATTGGTGTTGGTGCTACTGGTGTTTGTAATATTAATGGTTCTTTAAAGAGAATTGATGTAATTGAGACTGGTTTTGACTATACTATAATACCAAAGGTAACTATTACTGGTGGACAAGGTACAGGTGCAGAAGCTCAGTGTAGTGTATCTGAGGTTACTCATAAAGTTACTTTTAATGCAGGTGCAGAGTATATTGATGTAGATCTTGCTAATAATAAAATTGGTTTTTCCACATATCATAAATTAAGACCACAAGAGATGGTCATATACAAATCTGATGATCAAGCAGTATTAGGTGGATTAGTTAATCAATCAATCTATTATGTTAATCTTGTAGATGAAAAATCAATTAAACTTCACAACAATGTAGATGATGCTATTGTTGGAATTAACACTGTAGGAATAACCACATATGGTTCTGGTCTACAAACTATAGAAGCATTTGAAAAGAAGAAGGTAATATCTTCCATTGAGGTTGTTAATCCTGGTTATGATTATAGGAATAAAACTCTTTATTTCCAACCATCTAAAGTAGATACATTTGACAATAAACTCAACATTATTGATCATAAACTTAAGAATAGAGAACTTGTACAGTTTATTAATGAAGGTGGTTCTTTTCCTGTTGGTGTTGCTTCAACTACACAATATTTGGTAAGTGTAGTAGACAAAGATAATGTTAGACTTGCTGAAAGAAGAATTGTTGGTAGTGGTGATAGTCTTGGTGATGATTTTTATTATATTAACGATAGATTTGTTAATTTCCCTGATACTGGAACAGGAATTCACAAATTAATATACACTCCAATTGAAGTAAAAATTGAAGGTCCAATTGGTGTTGGAACATTTGCAGGACAAGACTTTAGAGCAAAAATTAACCCTGTATTTACTGGAGATATAGAATCTATCTCATTAAGTGCCAAAGGTGAAAATTATGGTGATAATGAAATCCTTAATTATAATAGACAACCAGTAATTAGTCTTATAAACGGTGAAAATGCACAAGTAAGTCCACTTGTATCATCTGAAGGTAAAATTATTGATATTATTATCAATAATCAAGGTTCTGGATACAATTCCCCACCAGTTATTGAGATTACTGGTGATGGTAGTGGTGCAATCTTAAATCCTATTATTGTTGAAGGTAAACTTGTTGATGTAAAAATTATTAATAATGGATTTGGTTATAAAAACACTAATACAAATCTATTTGTTGTATCAACTGGTAGTGGTGCTAAATTTAATGCAAAAATTAAATCTTGGACTATTAACTTAGTGCAGAAGTTGATGTTGACAGGTGAAGTACCTCAAGATGATGGTGTATTAGCACTTGCATTAGATTCTAGTAATCAAATTGAGTATACCCATGCATTTGCTCCTAGAGAACTTAGAAGGAAGGTTTTAGCAACTTCAATTGACATTGATGGAAGTACAATCTTTAGAGCAGATATATTAAACGAAACTAATACAAACAAATACCATTCTCCTATTATAGGATGGGCATTTGATGGATTCCCAATCTATGGTCCTTATGGATATGCAGATAGAGAGGGTGGTGCTGTCAAGAGGATGGAAACCAGTTATGAACTAAGAGTTGATGTGTCTGGTGTCAGACCACCAAGTTACGGTTCTGGTATGTTCATTGAAGATTACAAGTTTGTTGGTAAAGGTGATCTAGATGAGTTCAATGGACGCTTCTGTAAGACTCCTGAATTCCCTAATGGTACATATGCATACTTTTTAACTGTAGATGCTTCTGCGGAGGTTGCAGGACCATTTGCGGGGTATCTAAAACCAGTATTCCCATATGTTCTTGGTCCCCAGTATAAAGGACTACCTCAGACTTATAACTTTAGTCAATTCTCAACTTTAAACTTCGTTGATCTTAATGACGGTAATTATACACGTTATACTAGTCAATATGGTATTAGAGGTAAGAATTCTAGGTATAAAGGGTTTATTCAACCTAATGTATTCAGTGAAGGATTTACTGAAGTTGTAGCAGTTTCTCCAGGATCAGTTGACTCACTTAATATTATTGCTCCAGGTGATAAGTATAATATTGCTGATAATATCTTCTTTAATGATGATAATACTCAAGGTGGTGGTGCATATGCACGTATAGCACAAATCTTAGGGCCAGAAGTAACTAATATTACGTATGTTACTAAAAGATTAAGTGATATTCAATTTACTCCAACTTTAGGTAAGGGTAGATTTGTTGGATTTGGAACAACTGCACATGCATTTAATAGTGGAGATATTGTTGATTTACAGAATTTAAATATATTATCTACTGAATTATCAAAGAATTATACCGTTGGTATTACTACAAATACACTTGTTTTACGGGGTAATGTAGGTACTGCTAATTCTACAGGTATTACAACATACTTTAATGTAGATGGTGATTTAACCTTCCCAACTACTGTTGTGGATGATTTCTATAGCATTAATTCTGAAATTGTTCAAATATTGAATATTGATAGTGTTAATAAGAGAATTAGGGTAAGAAGAGATATTGCTGGTGTTGCAACAGCATTTGCACATCAAAGTGGTGATATATTAACTGAGAATCCAAGAAGGTTTACTATTAACACTGGATTCCAAACTACAACACAATATGAAATTGATAGAACTCTATATTTTGAACCTGAAGAGGTAACTGGTCTTATAAGTGAAAACTTAGTCCTTTATTCAGATGCTGTATCTCCTTCTCTTACTGGTGGTACATGGGCCAAAGCAACTGCTGGTAATGGAATAGGAACAGTAACATTCTATCATTCTAAGACTCCAGATGGTAACATTGCTGCTGCTAAGGTTGGAATTGCTACAACAACATCTGCTACTGATACTGTTGTCTTACAAAATGGTTTATTTACACTTTCAGGTAATGTTCATACAGTATCTGCATTCCTAAAAGGCGATCAGGGTGGAGAAGAAGTATGGATGATCCTTCAGGATACTGGTGTAAACGTTTATTATCATCAAAAGGTAACTCTTACTAGAGAGTGGAAGAGATTCAAGTTTACCACACTTACTAATGCTAATGCACATAGAATGCAGTTTGGTGCTAATGGTGTTGCTGTAGGGTCAGGAACTACTATTAGAGCAACTCTAAATGATAGACCTACATTCTATGTTGCTGGTGTACAAGTAGAACAAAGTGAGTTTATGACTCCTTATGTTGCAACTTACGATACTCAAGTTTTAAAATCTGCTAAAACTGTAGGTAAAACCTATCTACAAAATCCAGGTGCAGGTGTTGATAAGATTAGTCCAATAAAAGATGCCTTCTATATTCCTGGACATGGATTAAAAACTGGTGAGAAAATTATCTATAATGTTGGTGCTGGAAGTAGTGGTCCAAATGTAAGTGCTTCAGGAACAAGTTATTACTTAACTGATAACACAACATTATATGCTGCAGTACATAATGAAAACTTTGTTGGTATATCAACCAATCAAATTGGTATAGGAACAACAGGTACTTTTGTAGGTGTTGGTACTACTGCATCTATGGGTTTATTAACTATTGATACTCCAGGAAGTGGAAGATTACATAGTTTTAAAACTGTTTATGATAACACTATTACTGCAGATATTCTTAAAAAGACTGCTACTGTTAGTACTGGTACTTCGCATTATCTAAGTGATGGTGATTATGTAGATTTGAAGGTTACTTCTGGAATACAAACAACTGTTGTTGTTAAGTATGATGATGGTAATAGAAGATTATTGATTAATCCAAGGGGATTCCTTGAAGGTGATGTTGATGAAACTAATAACAGATTTACTATTTTAAATCATGGTTGGACAACAGGAGATAAGATTCTTCATAACTCATCTACTCCTACTGGAGGAATTAATAATTCCCAAATATACTTTGTTATTGTTATTGATGAAAATACCGTTAAATTATCAAACAATTACTATAAGCAAATAACTTCTGAAGAAGGTGTTCAAATTGTTGGTATAACTTCAGCATCGTTTGGTACATTTAGTCCAATTAACCCAGAAATTAAAGCATATCGTAATAATACGGTTGTTTTTGATTTATCAGATTCTTCATTATCAAATAGTGGATTATCGGCGTTTGATTTTAATATCTTTAGAGATTCTGCTTTTACTGATCTATATTTTACCTCTGAAGCAAATGCTGGTATATCAACTCTTGTTTTAGACTTCCATGTACAAAAGAATGGAGTAATCGGTCAGCAAAATGCAAATTTAACTCTAATTATTGATAAGAGTACACCAAATAATCTATATTATAATTTACAACCAATTAAAAGTTCTGGTGCTGCTGCATCTAAAACTGAGATGCTTAGTGATACCTTCCAGATCACTAATCCCAATAGATTATCCATAGTTGATAGTAAATATGATACAAAAACAACTGTTAGTGGTTTAACTACCAATACATTTGATTATACCTTATTTGAGACTCCAGAAAGACCATCTTATAGTACAGGTGAAGCAAATGTTATCTATCAGACAACATCTACAAGTGCTACTGGACCAGTTGGTACAATTGCATTAGATTCTGGTGGTACTGGATATAAGAGTCTTCCATATGTCTCTAAAGTTGTTAGTGCTGCTGGAACAGGTGCATTATTCCTTCCT